ATAAGCCCACATTTCATTAGTAAAATTGTTTGAATTTAAATCACCATTGATTAAACCAATATTACTATTATGCCACCTTTCTTGTGTTTGAGAAGTTCCTTCAACATCATTACCATAATTATCTTGTGTAGGTATACCCGATGAGTCTTGTATTTGAGTATTGTAAGGACTTGTCGTTAAGTTATTTGTTGGATATATAGGTCTTAAAACACCTAGTTGATCAACCCATGAAAGCTTAACGTAATTAACGTAATCCTGTGGTAAAACTAAAGTTAAACTATTTGGTATTGATAATTCAGAAGATTTGATACTCTTTAAAGTATCATAGCTAAATTCTTGTATAGCTCTTTTTGCGTGAAAAATAATATCAGTTCTTTTTACATCTAATATAAGTTTTCCCTCACCAACAAAAGCTACCATAAAATTATTTACAATATCCTGCAGCTTTACATATTGGTAACCTCCATAATTATCTTCAACTGTTTGACCAAAAGCTTTTTGATCAACTGTATTACCATACTTACCACCATCTAGTATTTTTAATTGTACTACTATGTAGTCAGAACTTGCTGTAGTAAATGTTATATCATTACCATTAACAGTATAATTAGTTGTTTTTTCTGTCCAACTTCCTGGAATTGCACTCGCACTAGTGTATATCTTAAAATTATTTAACGCATAGTTTTCTGTACCAGGCGTAGAATCATAAAAAATTAAATCAGTGTTGAATGTAGTTTTTAATACTTGACCAGCAGTGTTAGTACCTTTAAAAGGTTGAGTACCTTGAAAGTATTGTTGACCAGTTTCCTGTATAAGTCCGTCTTGCGGTTGAGGTTTGATTACGCTACCTGCCATGATTTATTATGATTTAGAGTTTGTTTCTTCTGCTTGAATCGCTTGAGATGCTATCTGTACTACTTGAGGATCTCTAATAACAACACCTGCGTAAGCTAATATTCTTAATATAACTTCTGTTTGTTCTATGTTAGATAATTCAAATTGAGTTGACAAAGATTTATTATAAATATATTGACCTAAAGTTCCAGTGGTAAAGCCCCACACAACATTATTAGGTTTTCTTATATAACTTACAGTCACATCACTAGCTGTTGTTATAGATTCAGGATAAACGTATATATGTTGTTGACCCGTGTCATTACCGCTAGTTCCAATAGTGGACTGCTCATATGTATAAATAGGGAAAGTTTCGGAAGGTTTTGTTATTGGGGATAGGTTTAAATAAAGAAGTTCATTTCTGTCAACTCTTTGTATTTCTTTATCTTTAAATATAACAGTACCAATCCTATGTGTATTTGATGGGGTCAACTCTTTGTATTTCTTTATCTTTAAATATAACAGTACCAATCCTATGTGTATTTGATGGGGGAAGAAAGTATAATGATGTATTAACAGAAGTCACTGTAGCTGTAGCTGATGTTCCTGGACCAGTAACACCGATAACATCTCCCACACTGTAACCGCTACCGCCACTACTTGCTGTTATGTTTTGTATAGCGCCAATACTAGGTGAGCTTAATTTTATAGTACATTGAGTACCTGTTTGCCCAGCTTGTACTATAGTTAATACTTCGTTACCATTAGCATAACCTGTACCGGGTTGGTTTATTGTTATACCAGTAATATTACCACTAACACCAACACTATTTATATTTACAGTTAAACCAGTTCCACCACCACCTGTTGTTGTAGCTAAATTTACGCCATTTGTATAGTTTTGACCCGCAGTTATAACAGAAAAACCAGGAACTACAGTTTCAATATCAACAGTTAAACCGCTACCAGCACCAACATCTGTGGTTGCTCTATTTGTAGCTCCTGAATAACCAGATCCAGCATTAGTTATACTTAGTGATCTAACTAATCCTACGGGAACACTTGTTGTTGTACCAAACTGTTTAAATATAGATATTGCTGTATTATAATTTCTTTGTCTATTAACGTATTCTGTATCTGTTTGTGGTATTCTTAATAGTTGATTATAGTCCTCAAAATAGTTTTCGAATATTTCTAACTGTACTTGTGTAGCTAATTTATTAAACTCATCAGGCGTTATGTATCCTCTTTGTTCTTTATTTAAAATAGACAAGACAGTCGTGTATACTGTATTTACGTTAATTGCCATAAGTTATTATTGTATTAATATTAGGTGACCACACAAGTGATCACCTATTATTATAATCACTTGTTAATTTATTTTTTTATCTATAGATTTATATACCTCTACACCTTCATCGGTCTTCAGATACGCAGCAAATGCTGAATATGGATTTTCATCAAAAGGAACGGTCATTAATTTTTTACCGTTGGAACCCCATGTAAAAGTTCTTTGATCTGCAGATAATTTAATTATGTTTATTTCAGTTGCTTTTATAGCAAAATTTCTAAGTTGAACATTTTCATCATTAGCTAAGGCTAAAAAAGTACTTGGGTTTTGTTTAGCAAATAAAAGCAAATCTCTTTTAATTTCTTTAGAGTTCATTTTACCTACTTGACTACCAAGTTCTACTCTTAATATAGCTTCTTGATGTTCTATATCCATTTGTTTAGCTAAGTTTAAAGCATCTATTTCTAATTCAATGTTAGCTAACTCATCTATTGCAACTTCAACTTTATCGTGTTCTCTGTATATACCATTTAACAAAGGGTGGTATAGTGATAACATTTTTTGTAAGTTCTGTTGATTTTTTTTAACAGTCAAAACACCGTCTTTAAAAGTTATGTGACCCATAGTGGCTTCACCTAATTGTTCATCTACGAAAACAGAGGATTGGTTTGTTGCATAACGAAGTTCTCTTTGCATTCCTTTTTGCTCGTCGTAAAATAATAAAGCGTGTTTTTTTGTATGCTTACTAGGTATAGTTAATGTTAACGGACTTTTGTTACCCGTTAAATAATAATGTCTATCCTTTATTTCCCAGCCTTTTTCATAACTAGGTACTTCTTTAGTTTTTTTCATAATATAATATAATTAAATAATTTTAATAAGGGTAATAATTACCCCCGTTAATACAACGAGGGTAAGAATTACATTTGTTGAATCAATTAGATCCCTTTGAATAATACAAAGTTGTTTCTAGCTTGAGTTACTAAACATCTTTCAGATAAGAAGTTTACTTCCATTGCATCTAATGAAGATGTGAATGCACCACCAACTGAACCAGTTAGCCATGATTTCATTCTTCTGTCATCAGCTTGAGAAGCTCTATATCTTACATGTAAGAAAGGACGTCTAATGTTTGTACCTAAGATTTGGTCATAAACAGTAGAAGTACCTGCAGGAACTAATACTCCTTCGATAGAAGCAGGACCAGTCATTGCACCACGCGTTGAAGCGTCGTTTAAGTATTTCCAATCTGTTTTATAGAAATCATAAGAACCTCTTCTAAATCCAGAGAATCCTAAGTTTAATGCCATTTCTTCAGAGTTTTCGAATAAACCGAAAGCTACACCACCTGCAAAACCTCCAGAGATACCAGCTAACATATCATCAAAATCAAGAGCAGTAGCTCTGTTTAAGAATAACATGTTTTCTTCAATAGCTCCTTGAGTGTCAAGGTTTTTAAGAATGTCATCAAATGAATCTAAACCAGCAGCAGCAGTGAAACCTACTTCAACGTTACCACCATTTTGAATAGCAGCAAATAAACCTTCAGTTCCAGGATTTTCAGTTGGTATACCAGCAGCGCCTGCGTTAAGTTCACCTTCAACCATTGCCATTTCTAAGTAATCTTCAAATCTTAGTCTTGTTTCAGACTCAGCTTTTAGATACCATAAATAACCTCCAGTTCCATCTTCAGTAGAAACTTCTACCCAACCAATCTGAGCAGTGTCAGAACCGTTGATAGTGTATTGGCTTCTTAAGATTATTGGAGAGTTAGAAAAAGTAGTAAATGCAGGATCAACAGTAACCATAGGGTTAGCAGCTGAAGCTCCAACGTTAGCGCCTTGAGGAGCATTTAACGTACTACTTCCTTTTTGAAAGTCAGAACCATATACAAAGATCTTAACTGGATTACCGTTAACAATACCGCTAGCAGCAAGGTTAGCACCTTGGTAAGGTTCAACTATTAATCTTCCTGGGTTACCACCACCACCGGCAGGGCGTGTGTCAGAAGAAGTAACTAAACATTTTACTTCGTTTCCAAAGTCATCCATTACAACAATAGTTGATAGTGGAGAAATAACGTTTAGTACTGGCACAGCAGCGTTAGCAGCTGTAACAGGGATTGTGATAGTTGCAGCAGCACCAGCAGCACCAGCAACTGTACAGTTATCATATGAAATGTGTAGTCTGTTTTGTTCAGACCAAATAACTTGATCAGATGTCATCGGCATTTCTGCTCCAACCATACGTAAAAATCCTGATAACGTTCTGTTACCATATCTTTCTACCTCTTGCTCATAAAGCTCAGGTAAGTATTGTTGTGCGAAATCGTTCGTGCCATTGTCAAATTGTAGATAATTACTCGCAAGAGTTTGTTGAGCTTGCGATGGTACTATCGAACCAAATTGAGGAGTTAAAGCCATAATTTGTAATTTTAATTAGTTAAATTTTTTTGTTTTGATTTTTAATTTTGATGAATCTAAACCACTAATTGATTTTACTTTTAACCCGTTTATAAAAACATTTCCATCAGCAACTTGCCTCGGTCCGTCTTTTGAAGGATTTTTAGAGCTACTAATAACATTTTTAATGCCATCAGCTTTCCCTTGTTCATAAAAATGATGAGCTAGTTTATCAGCGTTCATCGCAGCATACATTGCTTTATGATACCCTTTTTGATCTACAATTTGACCTTTATCATTAGAAAATCTACTAACAAAGTTTTGTACATCAGATTGAGTTTCACCAACCTTAACAGGGTCTTTTACTCCATATCTAAATTTTTTATCTCCTACGTTAAAATCAAAACCTTTGAAGTCTGAAGAAAATAATTTTTTAGTGTTGTCTCTAAAATCACCATGTAATTTAGTTGCAAGCTCTTGTTGTTGCTTGTAGTTGTTGTAAAAGTTTAAAGCTTCTTTTTGTTCTCCAGTGGCACTTGGTTTCAACTTGATTTCCTCGTAATATTTACTTTTTGAACTTTCTAAATAGCTTTTAGCTTTTGCAACTTCTTCTTTATATGCAAGTTTCTTCTTACGAATCTCTCTTGCTTCTTCCACATCTTCGTCAAAGTTAAAAGCATCTTCCATTAGAAAATTTATTTCTTCTTGATCTAAATGTGGTTTTGTTTTTTTATAATACTCACTTAATAGCTGTGCACTATCAAGAGAGGAATAATCTTTATTTAATGCGACGTAGTCTTCTACTGATCCACCTGTTTCCTCCATAAATGCTACAAGTTTATCTATGTTCTCCGGTAATACTCTTTGTTCAGCTACTTGCGTGTATTCTTTAGCAGCCGCCTGTAATTGATCATTAGGAGGCGTGTCATCGCTTTCTTCTATTATTTCTTGGATTGGTGAAGACTCTTGAGCATCTTCAGTGGACTCTTGTACTTGTTTGTCCACTTTAGCGCTATCTCCGGTTTGTTCGCCCACATCCACTTTCTTTGTTTCTCCGATTTGAATGGCATCGTCTTTAGGTATATCAACCTTAACAACATCAGGAACTACCTCTCCTGTCGCTTCTGGTTTAGTTAAATCTACTTTAACGGGATCATTATTAGTAATCCCTAATTTTTTAGGTGTTTTCTTTTTTAATTTAAACTCACCTTCCTGTTTAACAGGTTCATTTGTTTTTGTTTCTGACATGATATAATATAATTAATTGTTAAAATTTAAAATCCTTCACCAACTTGTGATTGTTGAAAGTCGATAGGAAGTAGATCATTTTGTCTTTGATCTATTAATTGACTTTGTTGAGAACCTTCCATCTTTATTCTTTTATCTTTACGATCTTCTATTTCTTGTTCTTTTAAAGTTTTAGTTTGAGCTTCAATCTCAGCTAATTGCCTATCGTATTCGAATTGCTGAGCCATCAAATGCTTTTTACCTTCTAGCTCTACTTGCATCCTTTGTATTTCAAACTGAGATTTTGCATTTTCTAAATTAACATGTTGCTCAGTCAATGCTTGTTGTTTTTGAACCTCAGCTAATGCAGCTTGCTCATTTGTTTTAGCATTTGCTTGAGCTTGCATTTGTATATTTGCTTGAGCCGCTGCTTGATCTCTCTTGTATTTCTTTTTTCTTTTTTGTTTTAAAAGTTGATTAGCTAGTTTTAGATTTTTTATTTGTCTAACGTCAATAGCATCTTCTAAATCAATACCACCAGACTGCAAAGCTATTTGTATATTTTGTTCTAATTGAGCTTTTTCTTCTGTGTCTGGTTCTAGTTCTAAAAATATACCAAAGTCATGTAAGTTTAGATACTGTACTTCTCTTAATGTTTCTACATTATAAAGAGATATGCTTTCAATTAAGCTATTAGCAGTTAAAGGAAAGTTTAATACATCAGTTATTTTTAGTGATATGTTTTCACATATACGTAATGCTATATATAAACTAGCATTATTTATATGTTTTGTAGCAATGTTAGATTGGTTAGCTGCCATTTTAGCTAAACCAACTAATGCATCTTTATCAGGCATACTACCATCACGAGCCTCGTTTAATCCTGTGACATCTCTTATCATTTGTAGATAATACTGATATGTTTGTATTAGAGACTGTAACTTAGCTCCAGAGGCTGATGTCTGCAATTCTTGTATAGGTACTTTACCTCTGTTAGGATCTCCATCTTGAGTAAGTGATCTACCAACTATACTACCAGTTTGGAAATACATATTCAATGCTTCGGCTGGGTTATAGTTTGTTCCATTACCTAAATCTACTTCAGCTAAACCATCCATATCTAAAAACACACCATCTGGCACCATACGTGCTAAAACTTGTTGCATTTTTAAATGTGTAATCTGTATCATGTCAGCAAAACCTGTACATCTACCAACTAATGATTCTATTCTACCTTTATACATTTTAGGTGCACAAATAGTGTAGTTCATTTCTACTTTAGTAGTGTCAGCTGATGGTCTAGTCATGTTCTCAGCTAGCTCCCATTTTAACATTGTATTTGTGCCTAAAACTTTAGCTCCAGAATAAAGAACCTCAATAGACCTAGATACCTTTTCAAATGTATCGTTTTCTGGTGGATTAAACTCGTCTGTTTTTTGAATTATCTTTTCTAATCCTTGGTCAGTTCTTTTAAGTTTAAAAACTTGATTAGTATAAGTCTTATATTCAAAGTATAAAACTTGAACAGTATTGTTATCATAATTACCCCACCCAGTTATATACTGTTTGTTACCAGGCATTTCTTGAATTCTTTGTAATTCATCTTCTGAAATATCTGGAAATTGTTTTTTAAGTTCAGGTATTGTTATAGACTTGACCTCACCAACATAATATATATCTTCAAAGTTTGGATCTTCTGTGTAAGAGTATATTAAATAAGCTGGATCTACATAGTCTAATGTTATCCCATTAGCTTTATTGAAATTAGTTTTAGCGGCAGCTATACCACATACAACTAAATCTTCATTTAATCTTCTTTTAGTTAACTCCCA